CTAATAGCACCTATCTCATTCTGAAGAGCAAATAGCTTTTCATTTACTGATTTATTCATACGTGTTTGCTTTATGTGAAAAATATTTAACTCTACAAGTCTAATAAAGACTTTTCACATATCCAAATTATTATCAATAATCTACGGTTTCGGAGATATTATTTGCTCCCATCCATTTTATTTTTCTAGAAAAAGAAACATTAAATCCGTAATTATTCATAAGATCATCACCACTAAAAGTTGTTCTTGCATTGCGTAAGTCCATCTGAACTCCCATTGGAAAGAATTTACCCGAACTACCGTTTACACCACTATCATAAACCATTCTGTCTCCATACTTGTAATTACCGTAATGAGTACCATCCATTCTTCTTATGGGTATTCTATATAAAAGCATATGTCCCAACGCAACTATATGCTGAATGGTGTTTCCTCCTCTATAAACTATGTCCCAATTATCAAAGCTTAATAAAGCGTTGTTTGTTCCGTGTTCAAATCCAATAAAACAATTCTTTCCCGTTGTGCAAATATTACTACCCAACTTAACCGTATAAGACTCAACTCTTGAATATATTGAAGATTGTTCTACGGTGTATTCTTGCTTTTCGGGTTCTATTTTCCATTTAGTTACCGTTGGAGATGCTTTTATATCAGTATAGGTAACATCATATCTGTCACTAAATGTGTCATCTCTATCTGAAGTTGTATCGTCCCATAAAAACCCACCGTAAATCCTTGCCTCAAGTTCACAAGATTCAGTTATTCCACTTGGAGCATTAGGGTCATCAAAATTATTTAAAAGATGTTCTTGAACGTGTAATTTTACATCTTGAAATTCATTTACTTTTCTTGTTTTCTGAACAAATGGTTTAATAACACCCGAATCATCATAAAAAGAGGCGAAATAAGCAGAGTTTTCGGGTAACGTACTTATGTTTACGGTTGTTAAATCATAAGCACCGATGGTGTTAGTGTTTGCTGCTTCCAATCTTAACGTAAAGGGAATCATAATATATTGATCGTCAGTTAAAATAGTTTGACTTGTATCAACTAAAGGTCTTAATTTTAATGAAAAAACAATACCCGATGAGTAATAATTATATCTAGGATTCCCACTAGCATCATTATCTACAAATTCAGTATAATCAATTTGTTTTTTAATTGTTTTATGGTTAACGGGATATTTTAGACATGGTTGTTTATTTTTCCATGTAACTGAATCAGTACCAGCATCTGCCTCAATTAATGATTTAGGTAAATTTCTGTCAAGTCTTTTATTATCAGTACCATTGTTATAGTCATTATCTCTTAATACAACTGCTTCTTGTATTCCATTTCCTCCATTACCATATAAAGGTTCCCATTCATCAAATAATAATACACCACTTGGATCAGTTGCTCCAAGATCATTTATAGAGTCTAAGTGATTTGTTGTAATGAAGTTGTGATCATTATCTTGCTTTATTGTGACATTTTTCATTGGGTATTGAAAAGTCATTGAACTTGCCCCATCTATTTGGAAGAATGGTACATCCTCCGTATAATAAGTAGATGCTTGAGTAAATTCAGTTATACTTGTTGTTTTGTTTATTGTTATTGGATTAGCAACATCTTTCCAAAACCAATCTCTTCTGCAAGTTGGAGGACTATTTTTGTCAAATTGAGTTAAATCAGATATTCTGACAATACACCAATTACCATCCCTTTGATATATTGTTGCCCCTAAAGAATCCAATACCATCTCCAACACCTCAAAACAATTCATCCCATCAGACTCACCATTCAAAAAGCTTGTGTGATGTATTCTAGTGTCATCTAAGAAATAATCATCAGCAAGAGTTGTACCCGTAGAAGAACCATTTTTAATCTTTATAACAGATATTATTTGATTAGTTGGATTGTCAATTAAACCCGTATTAAATAGGCATTTGGTTATTACATCTTTAACTTTAGGATATCCATATCTATCATTAAATTGATTTGCAGCAGCTTGAAACACTTCTGTTGTGTCAAAGAATGGAGTTTTCTTTAATAAATTTAATCCATCATATGCTCTTAATTTTACTCTGTATGGTGATGATATTTGCTCTTCTGCTACTAAACTAGAACCCATCCATCCATTCCAAAACAAATCAGCACCCTTATATAATTTAACTTTAAAACCATCATCTTGAGTTATGTATAAATCCCAAAACTGATCGTCAGCCATACCATCCATGTGATATATGCTTATGTCAAGATAGCTTGATCTAATTGGAGCAAAAATATTGTCTTTAGTTAAGTTATAATTTATAACAACGGGACTATTTGTACCCGTTAACTCAACAATACTATCGGGTGTTTCACCGTCATCATATTTCTTATGAATTTCAAGTTTATAATCGTTAAACTCATCTTCAATGACATCATCAAACTCTAACCTATATTTTAAACTATAAAAACTCATATTTTATCCTCCTATTGCTCCTTGAAAATTATTTGTTCTGTTAAGTGCAGTAACTAAATCATTACCAGCCAATCTAAATACTTGCTCTCCTTGTATTGCTTCCATCATACCCGTAAAGTTACCTCCTCCACTACCGCTATTTGCACTACCACCAGCAGTTCTTGATGATGCCATATCTTTTGCTTTCTGCAATTTACCTTTACCAAACGCAATCAACCCCGATCCAACCGCCATCATGGCTATTGCAGACCCAGCATCTCCACCAAGGGCTTTTTTTAATCCTTCATTAGCTAGTAAAGCACCCATTCCCAAAGAAACTAATGCTTGTCCTAAACCAACCATTATACCCCCAAAGGCTGCCATTGTCTTTTCTTTTTGCTCTTCTTTGCTTATTGTTCCATCGGGAGGAGTTAGCATTTGTGTCCATAATTGAGAAATAGCATCTGTTATAGGTCTTATTACATCTATAAGTTTAATCAACCCCTCTTTAGTTGCATCTTCATCTACCTCAAGAGTAATACTAATGGTTGCTTTAAGTGCTTCAATTTCTTCTTTTAATTTCTCAATAACGCCAACTTGAGACTTATCGTTTTCTAGCATTTCTTTTGCCTCTAACAGAGCCAATTTTCTTTGCTTTACCATCTCCCTTAAATCCTCTAAAGATTCACCTTGGATTCCTTGCGTAAAACGAATTAATGCATATTTATCTTTAATTACTTGATTTTCAGCTACCCTTAAACTATTATTATACTCTAGAAATTGCTTTTCAGCATCATTCATTTCGTTGTTTACTACTTTGACTTCTTCGGTTGCTGCTTTAATTCCATTAATTAATCCGAAAATCTGTTCGTAAGTAAGACCCGTTTTATTAATTGCTGCGTTTAAAAGTTCTTGAGCAGCCGCTTGGTCACGAATTGCTGCATTTAAGACGGCTTGTTTAGCTATTCTTAAATTATCAAATTTTAATAATGCAGCTTCTCTTTGCTCCTCAGTTTCTCCTTTTTTTGTAGATGTAGTTGGAATATTTCCACCCATTTGGGATGTTGTGGTTACTGATGGTGTTAAATCAGTTTGCGAAAAAGCATCAATCTCCCTATTAAAACTAGCTAATTTTTCTTCTAATTCCTTAACTCTTTTCGTTTGAACTTCTACGAATGATTTTTTAGAAAGAATATCATCTTGTATGTCAAATTGTTTACTAGATTCTGCTACTGCCTTGGCTAATCCCTCTTGAGAAATTTTTGCTGCATCTATGTTCTTCCAAAAAGCTGGGTATTTTTGAGTTAATTCTTTTAAGGCTAATCTATATGACTGAGTTCCCTTCTTTGTGCTTAATAATATTCTAGTTAATGACTCGTATTCTGATTTTTTCTTTTTATTTAATTCGACTTCTTCTTTCTCAATTCCTAATAAAGCATTTATTCCTTTTGTTATCTCCCTTACTGCCATCATAAACCCTTTCAACACGGGTAGCAACATAGTACCAATAGCAATACCTAAGTCTTTTATTTCTGACCAAGTTCTGTTTATTGTGTTTGACCAAGTATCCATAGTTCTTTCAGCATCACCAACAATACCGTTAGAGGTCATTGCCCTCATTATGATATTAAGCCTACCTTGAGTTTTGGTCAATTCATCGGTGTTCTGTACCGTTGATTTAATACCCATACTATACAACTCAGTCTGTAGTGCTGCTTGTTTTAGGTTAATACCAAATTGATCTAAAACTTCGGGAGAACCAGCTAATGCAGCTAAGAATCTCTTTTGTGCATTTTCATCTTGAATATTAAAGAATGAGGCTAAATCAAACGACAAGGCTTGCATTTTAGCGGACATTCCAGCAGCCTCTTTTCCTCCAAACCCTAATCCTTGAAAGAATGCTTGGAAAGAAACCATACCCGACTTAACATCCGTTTCAACCCTACCTAAATCAGTAGCTAGTTTACTTGAGAACATGGAAACAGAGGTGGACATAGCACCAAAGACTCTTTTAAATCTTAGTTCTGTCTTCTCAGCCTCTCCAGCCATGTCGGCTAATCCCTTAACAATACCAAATACTTGTGTTCCAACAAACCCAGCAGAAAAAGCACCAATCGCACCATTTAGCTTTTTAAAGCCTCCTTTCATGGTCTTCATTCCCTTCTGAAAACCACGGGTGTTCATCCCTACTTTAATATTTATTTTATTATCTTCAATAGCCATATAGCAAATTTAATTAATATTAAATAGGTAATTTAATTGGTTTATTAAGAACCTTTCTTATGTCCTCTTCTGAAGGTAATTCAACCTTTGATTTGCCAATGTTGTCGTGTGGTAATACAAATAAATCTTTTGGTCTAATTGTTTTCTTTCTGCCCATAGCGCAATTGGCAGTCATTGTAGATTGATATCTAGTTCTATCCCAATCTTGGTTTTGATTGTGAACCCAAGCCTCTAGTGATCTAATAAAATCACTCCATGTCATTAACCAAAAAACATCGGGTGGTAAACCCAATGTTCCTATAGCTTCGTCTAATATGTCATCGAACGTGGTTAATTTTTTTTTAAATCATCCTTATTTGATTCAACAACATTTCTAGATAATCCATTATTAGAGTCGTTTCCTAAGTCTCTAGAGCCTAACATGGTTTCCATTACTTTCTCACTATCCTTTGGTGTTATATCCATTGCCCAATCGTAGAAGTCATGAATATCGTAATCAATATCCTTTTTATTCTTCTCATCATAAGCGAAACATCCAGCATACAATAACCAACAGAAAGCCTTTGCTTGTCGTTTGTCATTGAATACCACTTCCATTTCAGTTAGATCAACATCCATACCTTCACAAAATACTGCGTAGGTATTCATATTGAATACTAATCCTCTCTTTTTGTCACCAATGTTGATTAGACAAGTGCCTCTGTGTTTGTTTGTTGCCATTAAGATTTAATTTAAGTTAAATTATACGAATGAACCGGGATATGTTGGTACACCAGCAGCACCTTGATTACCATAAATCAATGCTCCCGTACCCGTTAATGATCCACTAAAGCTAACGGGTTGCTCTGCCTCTGCACTCTCTTCTAGAGAGGCTATGTAAGCATAACCATACCAATAATTACCTTCCTTACCCCAAGCAACTTTTAATTTTGCTCTTTGGGAGAAATATGTCCATAAAGGTAGTAAGTTCATGTTGGTCTGATCTACACCAGCAGCAGATGCGGTTAAGGTTAAATCTAACAATGCCTCAAAATCCATTGTCCAACTCTTTTGTCCAGCTATGATCTCTGACCAACCACTTGAGTCCTTATTAGAGGCATCGGGTAAGTCAGCCGAAATAGATAAACTCGCTGATTTTGATAAGGCTACGGCAATCCATGTGTCAGCATCCGCTGATGCATCATTGTTTGCTATATATAATGTTAGTTCTGTTCCGTTAATTGCTGGCATTTTTCTATATTTTTACTCAAAGATAAATAAAAAAAAATATATTATCACGAAGTAACTCCCGTAATGCTAAATTCAGCATTATAAAACATCACTCCTTCGTTATTTGCGACTAATTCGTAATTATTTACTCTACAATTTCCACTAAAAATAACATCACTAGAATTGTTTATTATTTCAAACTTAACTTTCTCACCACTTATAAGTAAATCGTCTAAAGTAGTTGATGGGTTTGGCACAATAGCACCGTCCTCCCAATCTACATTAAATAGTTGCCAATAATAATCTGTTGTGTCCCACGTTTGACGATCTCTGTCTAAGAAAAGTAATCCTTCTGCTGAGAAGTTGCCCGAACGATAACCCATCATTACTTCCTTCCATGATGAAACACCCGACAAACGTAAAGCATCATCCCATTTTGTTGCAGCAGACTCCCAATTTATATTGGCAGATTCCCAATAGTAGCTTTCACCAAAAACAGTTTCTTCGGGTATTTTATAAGATGCATCAACCGCATCCCCACTAAATTCAAGAGAATGAGATTTTGAAAATAAAAGTTTATCATTATCAATATATAAAGCGAAGGATGTCCCATTAACCATCACTTATCACATTTGCCTCAAACACTAATATTTTAGTAAAATATTCGTATTGCCCATCATCATCATCTAAATACCGTTGGGTAGTCTGTTTAAATATATACATTGTGTCAGTACCAAAATCTGATGTTGGATTCCTTCCTCTTATCTGTTGGAGTATTAAATTGGATATATCATCGCAATCATCTTGTCCTCCATAGTTTAATGGGTATTTGGTGTGTACTTGGACTTGTACCTCATACACACCCCCAAATCTATCTTTCAACGGATCGTCAACCAATCCCGTTGCTTGTACAACAATGAAGGGATATGTAGTTTGGTCTGTAGCTTTAGCCACTACGGGGACTGCACTAGCATCATAGATTATATTATCATCTAATAACCCATAAATA